AATTGAAGCATTACGATTGTGTTTGCGTATGGCATCATCAATCATCCCCTGCACTTCTTCTTTGGTAACATAATTTGGTGGAGGTGGTAGTTTTTTAAAACGATGTCCAATACCCATTAGATCTTCTCCATAGCGAGTTGTAGTTCTCTTGAGTGCTCCAACTCATCATTCAAAATCTCAAGGATCTTGTCGTCATGCCCATTAATAGCAAGAAACTTACCATAAGTTTCTGCTGCGTGAATCTCTACTTCGTAAGAGAGATGGTAAGCATTGCGAGGAGATACCCAATAATAAACCACGTTAACCCAATAGTAGATAAAGACGAGATGCTTGGCAACAAAACGATCGATATAATAAGTGTTGCCGCCCCGACTTTCCATGTACTCCAGATGCTCTGTTTCATTGATTGATTGCTCGAAGTGTTGAAGCATTAGATCTATGTGTTCGGGACCACGCAATCCCATGCTCTCCCTGAAATGCAATACACTCAAGAACGCAAAATAGGGTGCCCGAGCGATTTCCTCAAGCACCCAAAAGCGTTGATAGTCTCTGCCTTGGTAGAGAAAATCTAGTATTGCAACAGTGATATCTAAAACGAACCTGTTGATTGTTTGCATTATTCTACATGCACAGTACCGATCATGCCCGCACCTTTGTGTGGACCACACCAGTAAGTATAGTCACCCGCTTCGGGGAATGCAACATCAAACTCTTCACCAGGCATCATTGCCAGGGCTTCGTGACCCAAATCTGGACGATCTTCCACGATCACATTGTGAGGTGGAAGCATATTGTTTACAAAATGAACTGATTCTCCTGCAGAGATAGTAACTTCTGCTGGTTCAAAAACCAAGTTACCATCTGCGCCCATCATTACGTCTACAGCCCAAGCAGGTGCAGCAAGAAAGAGTGTGGCAAGTAAGGCGAAAAAGAACTTCATATTAGTTTACTCGACTACACTATCTATTAGAATCAGCCTTCGTGTAGTGAAGTTGAAGCACTTTGTAACGTATAAATGTTTTGAGTTGCTGACTTAATCAGGGCAATACTCTTCCATGTAAACCTGAAGTTTCTGCTTCAGATCATCGTATTGCTCCCACATGTATTCAGAACCAGTCTTCTCTTGATAACACTCACATGCTTTGATAAGCTTGTAAATGTCGTCCGCTTTAAATCTCATAGCCATAGTGTCAACACTTACGTATTATAGTTAGCAGTTCCAAGCACGCAAGGACTTGTTTATGCGGGAATCAGGATCTTTCGCAGTCTTCTTGCTCGTAAGCTTGGATTTCATGCCTTTCATTCTAGCGCAGAAGGATGCCCTACGGGGGTTTCCAACCTTCTTGCTTGGTGCCTTGAGGTCTGATCCAGGATTCTCTCTTTCGTAAGACTTTCTTCCTTTCTCGTTAAGTCCTCCAGACTTTTTCTTTCCTTCTTTTCTTGTCCAGGCTGCTTCTGTGAGGTCACTACGCAGATCTTTAAACGACTTCATATTTATGAATCCGTATCATCTTCCTTTTTATTTATTTGCTTTAGCATCTTTTGCAAGTCTGCTGTGCTACCTACAAATAGATTGTTTGTGGTGTTGCTGGTCTGTTTCTTGGTAGGTGCCTCAAGATCCTTCATCTTCTTCTGTAGATCAATCAGTTTGTCAGTGGTGTCTGCAACCTGCTTCATAGCGTTCACAGCGACTTCATACGCTCTTGGGTGCCCTGACTCCTGTGCAACCTCTAACGCCCCGTTCAGCGCCTCCTGACCCTTGTCAATGAGATTGTATAGTTGTGCTCTAGAATATTCGTAGTCTTTATCTTGATGATCTTTCTCTTCCTTCTTTGGAACAGGTTTCGATGCTTTAGATTCTTCGACTGGTTCGATGTCTGTAGATTCAACTTCGATATCAAAGATATCTTCCATGTTCTTTTCAAATTCGTTCATAGCAGTTCAATACCCTCGTTAAATCCAAAGTCGTCTGTGCTGATAACCAATGCATCGTCTGCTGCATCGATAACACCATCCTGGTTCTTGTCTTCCAATGCCTTGGGTGTGTATGTAAGTTGAGTGTGTCTATTGTCTGGAGATCCATTCTTGTCTCCAGTAGACTCGTATACAGTAGCTTTCTTGATAACGTCTGCTTTGTTGAATGGACCGTAAATGTAAGACTTGGCAGTAAAGTTAAGAGTCCAAACAATACTTCTTCTATCTAGAAAGTCACCATCCCAATCATCTTCGTAGTTAATACCATTCAATACTATACTAATATCTTTCTTCTCACCCATGTCTGGGATCATGTTGATTGTGATATTAAAATTAGGTTGGAAGAATGGAAGAATCTGTTCGAGAATCTGCAGACCATCATCTTGGGACTTGGCAATGATACCAAGTTCAAACTCCATGTTATATGGAACTGGAACGTACTGAACAGACAATGCTCCTGATTCGGAATCAATTGTCTTCTTCAGTCTTTGTGTTGGTACAATTTTTCTGGCAGAATCATAATTAATATTTGTCATCTCAAAATAGAGACGAGGCAAAGTAATAGATACTTTCTTGTCAACGTCTGGGTTCTGCTCTAGTCTTGCTAGAAATTTATTCTTCGGACCATAGGCGAGCGGAACTTTCTCTGCTTCTAGAACAGTTCCAGTAGAAGGATCTTTCTTCCTGATTTCAATGTTATTGAATAGTGTACCGAAACCGATTACTGTTTTCCTAATCGCTTCGTTATAAAAATGTGGTCCTAACATCAGAATTCACCAGTAACGTTGCCATACTCTCCAAATGGATTCACTTCGGTAAAGTCAAGTAGATCATTACCTTCAGTCTCAATGTATTTATTATCAGCGTACTGAACATTTTCTAGTGTTAGATTGTCTACCGTAACGCTACTCTGTACTGTACCACTTTCCGCACCAGTGATTGTCTCTCCTGGTGTGAAGTTGCCAGTTCTGTTGATTAGTTTCAACTCATGATTGTCTCTGTCCCAGAAGGATACTTCTGCTGTGGTTCCTGTCGTGCCACCAGTCACAGTCTCTCCTAGAGAGTAATGTGTGGTAGCATCAGGATCCATTGCAATAGTAATAGAAGGTGCAAAGATTTCTTCAATGACATCAATCTCTTCAATGCCAGTCTCGAACTCGTCGTTACCAAGCTCGTAGATTTCTGCAGTCATTGTGTAGATATAGTTCTTACCCAACTGGTAGAACGGTGCTTCTCTTTCTACAAACTTGATCTCGTACAGATCTTCTGTGAGTGGTAGATAGATAAGGTCTCCCTCATTAGGTCTACCATCTACAGTGGTGATGTCAGCAAACTCTTGGAATACTTGACTCCATCTGTTCTGCGATACCACCATGGTAATCTCATCAGTGATACGCAGACCAAACTTACTAATAAATTCAGATGGTGATCCAAATCCCTCAACATTAATCAATAGCATCTCGATCATGTATTGAGTCTTGAATTCAGAATACAATACGTCATTCATAGGAATATCTTTGATCATCTTCCTTGGAAGATAGTAGACATCACTACCGAACAATCTGATCTGCTCATCCACTAAACTTTGGATAAGGTTCTGCTCGGTGTTAACACCACCATGTTGCGGAAAGTAGATACTTTTCATCCGATCATATCCATTGGGGGAAGTTCATAGTAAGACGAGCTCTTCTCCATGAGAGCATCAATCTCTTTCTGTGCATCCTCAAACAACTGTCTGCCGTTAAGTGATACGCCACCAGGCAGTTGTACGTTGTTAAACTTGATTAGATTCTGACCCCACTGTCTCTTTATCAATGAAGTTAGATACTGTTTGATAAAACTATCATTGTAAAATTGAGTAGCAACGTCTGGATCTGCATAAGAATAACATTCGATTAGAAGATAATTGCCTTCTACGATTCTGCCCTTATCAATATCAACATACAATCTATCACTTCTTTGATTAAATCTAAACTCTACCAAAGATCCAGTCTGAACAATCATGTCAAGCGTTTCAAAATACTGCTTGATCATGTAGTAGTTTGACATGTCAAAGTTACCAAAAGCAAATCCTGATGAGAAAGAAAAGATATCCATCAGGAAATACTGGTTGTTCATACCAAAGAGATCATTTCTAGCTACGTTAGAAGAGATACCAAATACTTTTGAGATGCCAACTACCTGTTCTGGGATCTCAATAAAGTTCTTTCTGCTAGACCATGTAGCAGCATCAGGAGCCAGAGTCGATGAAGTTTCATCTGCACTGTCAAATCTAGTTACATCATCTGCGGTGATTTCATGCTTGAGATAAATTTTCTCGACGCCATCAAAGTGACGCTCTCTATAGTATTGGAAAGCGTCATCAATCAGGTCATCCAGTTGATCATCATCTACGTTAATTTCAAGAACTGGATGACCTAAACGCCTCAAGCAATACTCTTTAAGTTCTGCTCTCGATGCGGGTACTGCCATTAGTTACTCCTTATGCCTGTGCTTCGGACCAGCGAACGTTAATCGTTGCGTTAATTGGTGCTCCAGAAGTTAGGTATGCATTAATTGCAAGAACGTCTGGACCGTTGGGGAATGTACCTCTACCTCCGATTGGAGTGTTGGTAAGTTCCTTCAGTTCAGAAAGATCAATTTCGTCTCTAGCACCAGGAGATGCTGTGAAAGCGAAGACCTGCTCGCCAGGAGTTGCTGCACCAGTCAGTGGTTCAAATGTATATGTTGTGCTGCCTGCATTACCTGCTCTTGTTCGGTCAGAGAATCTAATCCAAGTTCTGCTGCTGTCTCTTCTGAAGATATCAACAACCGTGGTTCCACCTCTCAAGTCACCACCAGATACGGTGAAACCAATCTGAACACCACCGATATCAGAGGTATTAAACGAAACATAGTTAGAGTTGTAGTTTTGGGTATTGGAGTTAGCAGCAGAAACTGGAGCAGTACCACCGATAAAGGTAATATCACCACCAGATGCAATCTGTGCGAACGATGGTTGTCCACCAGCACCACCACTATTCAGACCACCCCAGGTAACGTCATTTGGATTGATTGGATAGTTCTTGGGATTGAGAACACCCTCAATAATGACGCCCTGTGAACTAGAACCACCCTGTGTGGTAATCTCAATGTTCTTGAGGAGCAACTGTGCTCTGTTGATCAGTTCTCTTTCACCTAGGTCACCAGTGATAGCGTTAGAAACGCTAGGAGCCAGTCTGATCAAGAAGATCGTAGACTTAACAGTGGTGATCTCAATTTCTTTTTCCTGATAGTTGAACAGGTATCCACGGTCTTCATCGAAACCACCATCAGTCAGGAATGCAGAACCCCAGTGATTGATCTGTGGTGTTGCTGTGTTAGATAGCAAGATAACACCAGTGTTTTCTGCGTGAGTAGCAGCAGAACCTGCTGTGTAGGATCTTTGTGAACCAGCAGCAAAGTTGGTATAATTTGCTGCTCTCGTCAAACCATTAAGGGTGTTGTTGAGTTTACTTGTGTATCTTACAATCTCATTGTTGATGAGAAGTGTTCCACCATTTGCTGGGAAGAGAGATGCATCACGAAGAGTCAAAGATTCTGTTTCAGTATCAGACAAACTGGATACTAGTCTATCTTTAGCACCTTCGTTGATAACCTCATAGCGAACAGGTAGGTTACCAGAACGCATGAATGCTTCGTTGTTTCTGTTGTTGTTCTTCAGTCTGTGTAGGAAGATAAAATTACCAGAAGGACCACGAAGCATCCAGTCAATGAATCCAGCACCATACCAGGTATACTGGAATCCAATCATCTGCATTCTATTAATTTCTACATCATAACCAGACTTACCAGTGCCATCTGCTTTATCAATATTCCACTGATTCTGTGGAATGATAATCTCTTTGGTCAGTGCTGCCTTAACATTAGTTGCGTTGGTGACGCCTCTAAAGTCTGGGTTCATGAAGAGTCTGGTGTCGTTATCAATCTTGGTAACAACATGAGACATACCACGAATGACGATTCTATCACCAACCGCCAACTGTTCGGTAAATTTGGTGTTGATTCCAGTTAGTTCGTTGGAATCAGATGTTGCTGTTACAGTACCAGCAATTTGATACGTAGAAGATCTCAAACCAACAGCGAACGAACTTCCATCATACTGGAAGAAGATACCGTTCTGGTCGTCGAATGCACCAGCACGAACTGTAGCACCTTGCCATTTATATAGAGCAACAGAAGGTTGATCACCAAATGTTGCCGCTGTAGCTGCTAGATTGTTCTTTGCAATGACAGTGAATGTAATTTCATCAACAACCGATGCTACAGTGTAGTGGTCATTGTATCCTGCTGTGGTCAAACCAGTCAACTGAATTTCTGCACCAACCTGTAGACCGTGGTTGAGGTCATCAGTGACGCAAGTGATGATACTACCAATAGCAGTGCCATCCGCAGTTACAGTTCTCAAGTCATAAGAAGGTGCGAACAGAGCACCAGTGGTATACATGATACCTTTACCAGACTGGTATCTGATGTACTTCTTGGATTGACGAACTGCCTGTGCGCCGTGAGCAGGAGATCCTGTACCCAACTGAACACCACCGTCGAATGGTCTGTGTGTATAGAACGAATCAGTTCTTGGATACACAGAACCTGCTAGACCAGTTTCTGTTACGTTTCCAGTCGTTCTTGCAGAATATGTGAAACTAGTTAGAGAAGGAACTTCATTGACAAAGAATGGACCAGAAGCAAGATCGTGACCAGCAAGACTAGATGTGATCGATACAAGAACTGTGTCGCCAGGTACTAGACCATGGTTTGTATTGAACTCTACATTGATTTTCGCAATAGCAGAATATGTAATTGTAGAACTATTGCCAATAATATTTGTAGTTGCTGCAGAAAGTGAAACTGCTGGGAAGAATGCAATTGTGTCGCCAGCAACAGGAGTACCAGTTGCGGATGCTAATTGAATTTCTCCTGCGTCATTAACGTCATCGACCGTAATGGTCATATCATTTGCAGGAGATGCTCCACCCAAAGAAGTACCAGGAATAATAAATTCATATCCTAGTTTATAACCAGTACCTGCGTTAGAGATCTCTGGAGAATAACTACCTCCAGTAATTCTAGGAATAAATGTTGCGTTGAATGCAGTTGGGTTTGCGGTGAAATTAATGAAGGTTGCGTTACCGTCCCAAGGTGTGCCCGAGACAGTAATACCTGTAATTCCTCCAAGTGCATCGATAGTTTGAACCGTAACGGTTAGATCATTGACACCTGTAGTTCCACCAAGTGTTTCGCCTAGGATAGTGATGGTATCCGAGTTGGCATAACCCTGACCAGGATTTGAGATGGTAACGTTATATGCAGGTGTTGTTGTTTGGGAATCATTAGGGGTTACATTGTTTGTAACCATGGTCTGTGTGTCTGCTGCATTTCCACCAGCATCTTCTGTAAGAACAGCGATCGTAAATGCAGTTCCTGGGGTTAGTGCTGTGATGTTTAAGGTATCACTAGAAGCACCAGTTTCAGCATATACAATTGAGGAAGCATTGACAGCAGTAATCAATCCATTTCTAACAGCAGTGATAGTATCTCCAGCTGATGCTGTGTATGTATAGTCGTTAGTGCTGTCAATAGTGATGCGGAAGACATCATCTGCTTCAATAGTTCCGCCAATGATAACCTCATCGACTTGAGCAGTGCTGATACCAGAACCGATTCTCTCTACAACGAATGAAGAGTTAATGCCAGATCCAGACGTGTTAGATTGCTCTACTCCGTTGTAAGTCTGACTAGAAGGAACTGCAATACCTGTGAAGTCAAAATCGGTAATTGCTCCATTAACATCTACAGTATTAATATGGATAGTTAGATCATTGAGTGGAGATGATCCACCAAGAGCATTACCATAAACTACCAGATCTTCTCCTGCAGAATAATTTTGTCCTGCTCTAGTTAGAGCATTACTTGGAGTACCTGCAATTGTAAATGTAGCAATTTCTCCATTAACACCAACTGTATCGATGGTGATAGTTAGATCGTTTACACCATCAGTACCACCTAATTCGGAACCAGAAATTGTAATAGTCTCTGTTGGAGAATAATCAGAACCATTTCCTGCAGCAAAAACATTTGCATATGCAGGAGTTGTGCCACCAGTTCTTTCTACACTAAAACTTGCGCCAGTACCTAAAGTTCCAGAATATGCAAACGTGGTAATGTTGTTATAGAAGTTTGCTGTGTTAATAACAACAGAAGAGTATGCACCATTTGCTCTGCTAATGTCAAAACCAGCTCCATTACCATTACCAAAGTTAGATCCAGTTGCAGCAATGGGATTGGATACAAAACTGTTGCCAGTTTTATCAAGTTGATATGGCGAAGATAACGTGACTACATTTCCTAGAATGTTCGTAACAAAGATAGTTTCTCCATTACCATTATCTAATGCAGCGCCGACTTGAATATCAGCAACGTCGTTGAAAGTAATTTCAGATACAGGTGCTACAAATGAATCAGTAATGTTTAGAGTAGTATCAGTGTCAACAACAGCAGTAACCTGTGTACCAGTGGGAAGACCGATACCAGAAACAGGAGCATCTATTGGAGGTAGTACAGAACCAGAAGCAACGCCAAGTCTTGTGGAACCAATTGCTGCGGAACCTCTAGTTGCAAATGTTCCGCTAGCACCTTGAGTGACTACACTGAAAGTTGGGCTAACACCAATCGCAGCACCAGTATAGAAACCTGCTTGCTTCAGTACAGTGAATGAAGATAGCAGTGCAGTAGCAGGAGATGTTCCTACTTTTGCTTTTGCAAAGAACGTAAACTGGGTATTGCTAGGAACGGAATCAATAATGAAAGAACCTTCTGCTTTAGAGAAACCAATTACAGAATCATCAAGACCTTTCAATGAAACTGGATCTCCTACACTTAATCCATGATCAAGAACAGTGTCTACAGTAATTCTAGAAGGACCAATGCTGTTGGATCCTTGAGATGCATCTGTCGTGACACTTAATAGTGCAATATCTGATCCAGGAACTTCGTAGATAGAAGGATAACCACGCAGCAGGTCAAGAGACTGCCACTTGGTTGGTTGGATTCCATACTCAAAGTCAGCGTCAAGCATCGATTGAGGAGTTGCCATCCTCATACGTTCGATAGCGTCCGTACCGAAATCGTATGGACGCATCTTCTGTTCTTCTACTTCCACAAAGATCTGAATTTGATCTGTTGGGAAGTGGGAAGATGTATCATACAGGAACGTAATGGTGGTCACACCATTTGATAACGTATTACTGTATGGGAAGTCTGGGTCAGAACCGTCTGATGTTGATGTGAAAGCTACAGAGATCGGTAAAGTCGGATCACTGAAGTTATATAAGAAGACGTTCTTCGTAGTATTAGTAATCAGCAGAATCTGATCGACATCTACCTTATCCAGGATCTTTAGAGTTCCCGCACCAGCAATACCTGGAGAGAATACATAATCTCTAATCTGTTGTTTTGCCATTTATAACTCCGTTATTATCCTAGTGCAATAGAGAATGCTACAACTTTACTATCAACGTACTTGCGGTTTGCAGCGTCCGTTGCGGCAGCAGGATCTGCCAGATTCGTTACTTTATTATTTAGAAGATTCAAATCACCTGCAAATCCTCCCTGAAGAGTCAACTGTCCTTCCATTGACAGGTCTCCAGTGGTTCCATCTAATACAACTTTATTAGATCCAGCGACAATATTACCACTAGTTGCAATTGAATTAGAGATTACAGATCCACTCGTAGAAATAAGTCCTGTTGTTTGATTAATCGAGACTAAACCAGAACCAAATGCTAGATCACCTTTAATTGTCAAATCTGCAGGAGTTGCATCTGTACCAATGGTCAGTGCTTTTTGTGAGGTTACTGTTTCTTTGAATAGTACAGTATCCTCTGTTGTTACAGCACCTCTTAATAAAGATGTGCCACCGACATCCAATGCACCAGCGACTGTGAAGTCTGTACTAACTACAGAGTAGTTAAATTTCGCATAAACAGAGAAAGAAAGATCTGGGTTATCTGTGTAAGCGACAACAGATTGACCACCTCTTACCTTAATATCTCTCCTTTGGTATGAAACTCTAGGAATGAGATCTGTATTGTATTCCAGATATTGATCAGAACTAATTGCTGCACCAGCACCTTCATCACTAATTGCTAATCTAAATCTAGCATTTGATGGTCCTTGGTTGGCAACGAACATGCTCAATAGAGCTTCTTCGCCTGCTGGAACTGTATATAAAAGAGTATTTGTTTTTGCTGGAATTTTAGCTGCTGCTACAAATCCTGTTGGGGTAGGATCATCTTGGACTTGACCATGCAGCACAAAGGTAGTGCTGGCGCATGTAGACCATACAATTAGGGATTGACCGTTTCCATAATAGATGGTATCACTCTCGTAACTTTCCCCTTCTCCGATCTCGTAGTCAAATAGGATGTAGTTTTCTGGTTGGAAATCTTGAACTCCACCAGTCGAAACACCAATTCTAACCCTTACTGGATATGGGTCTTTATGGGTGATAACAATTTTACCCTCTACAACCTTTCCTGCTTCCGCAGTATGTAGAGCGACTCTCGTTTTAAGGGGTGTAACAAGAGACGCTAAATATCCAAAAGTGGGATTAGACATCTTGTTGTCGCTATAGTCCTTCTGTGTTATACTTATTTATACTGATATACAATACGATGCCTAAACTGATTACGGGATGCAATGGATTTATTGGAAAGAAATTTGCAGATAAGCATCGTCCGTTTATTGGCATAGAAGATTATAATGCCATGGCAATGTTGGACAACTTTACTGGTTGGGGAGACATTGACGAGATTATCCACATGGGTGCAATCTCTTCTACTACAGAAACAGATTGGAACAAATTAAGATTTTTCAACGTAGAATTTTCTATTAGATTGTTTGAAAGAGCTATTGAGTACGGCATTCCTGTCAAGTATGCATCATCTGCTTCTGTGTATGGCAACAGAGATGATGGTGGATTAGACCCTCTCAACTTATATGCGAAGTCAAAGGTTGCTGTAGATCTATGGGTGTCTGAAAATATTGAAAGGTTTGAACTCATTCAAGGATTTAGATTTTTTAATGTGTATGGTTTAGGAGAAGATCATAAAGGTAATCAACGTAGTCCTGTAAGCAAGTTTGCAGAACAAGCAGTAAGTAATGGTGTGATTGAAATCTTTGAAGGATCTGAAAACTGCAAGAGAGATTTTGTTTGGGTTGATGATGTTGTGGACGTTGTAGATAACAACGGCGCTGGATCTGGTATCTATGATCTAGGATCTGGTCATGTCTATTCTTTCCGACAGGTAGCAGAAATCATTGCAGAAAAATTCGGGGCGGAGATCAAAGAGATCCCCTTCCCCGAACATCTGAAAGACAAGTATCAATACAATACTTTTTCTAATTCTAAGTGGGATCAAAAAGAGTTTGTCTCAATCGAAAAATACATCAGTCACCTTTCATTACTCGATAAGAGTCAGACTCAAAGTGTGTCGTAGAGAACTCATATAATTCTGAATCTTCCAAAGCAATCATTTGATGCCTCATGCCCCTGGGAATCTCGAAAGGGATCCCAGGGGTTAATATTGTGCGATCAGCTGTGTAGAAATCATCTTCAAATCCATAGTAAAGATAGATTTTACCTGAATGTAAGTAGAAAGTTTCGTGCTTTACTTTGTGGTAATGCCAAGAACACTTCTTGCCTGCCTCAAAGAATAGGAGTTTTCCACAATACTTTTCGTTGTTAACAATCCACTTCTCGTATCCCCATCCTTTGGGTACGTGTTTAACTAAAGAATCCGACATCGCTAACTCCTTTGTCGTCAATGTATATATCACCAGAAGGTTTACCTAGATACAGATCGTTGAACATACATCCCCATTCACATAATTGTTTCTTGGTGAACTCATAGAATTCATCATATGCTTTCTGGCGATCGTTATTATAGCGTCCCATACCTCTAGCTGTGAAATAGTATACTTCATGCCCTTCAATATACAGTTGATTGATTTTACGGATACGATCCGTCCTGGGTCTGGCATGAGTATATACAGCATCACCTTCACCAGGGAAACAGATGGTGCCATCAATGTCAACAACGTATTTCATTTACATCATCTTTGGATAGAACATAGGTGCCGAAGTGTGTAACGGCAATTGCTGCTGCTTTATTTGCATAAGGAATAGCACGATCAATCGTACCAAGCAACAGATAGAAATGTACCAGAGCTGCTAGGAACGTATCACCAGCACCTGCTACAT